AATCCATTAAAAACAGAAGAACCTATTTTACCTTTAAATCAGTTGAAAATAATTTCATTTAGTGAAAAATCGGAATGGACTTTAACTCCAAAATATAATATTGGGAAGAAAAAATGAATTATGAAGCACAAGAATTAGGTGTTTTTAAGTTGCATGATGATGTAAAAACACCAGAATATGCAACAAAATCATCTGCGTGTTTTGATTTGTGTGCTTATTTACCAAATGGTATAGTTGTTGATTTTTTTGAACCTAACAATAAAAAAAATAAAGTTGAGATTGAAGATAGTAGATTGGTGATGTTACCTAATTATAGATATATGATTCCTACTGGTTTGATTTTTAATATACCACAGGGATATCATATTAAAGTTCATCCTAGATCAGGACAGGCAATAAAGCAAGGGTTAATAACGGTAAATAATACTGGTATAATCGATGAAGATTACGTTGAAGAATGTAAATGTTTGATGATTAATACTAGTGGTATAAATATAAGTATTAGTAATAAAGAGAGAATTGCTCAAGCGGAAGTTTGCAAAGTTGAGCCAATTTGGATAAATAGTATAGATACAAGACCAACACAAAAAACAAACCGTGATGGCGGTTTTGGGTCGACAGGACAGTAAAAAATTAGAGGTGTCGTAAGAACCTCGCATGTGGCAAAAAAGCCACGACCTTTGGCGAAAGCAAAGGTATTTTTATAATCTCGCTTAATAGGAGAAACTATGACTGGTTATTTAGTTCCAAGGACAATCGAAGATATTGAACGCCAACTATCACAATCAATAGGGTTTGATACATTTTTTAATCGTCTTTTTAATAATGATTTTGCATCAACTAATGGAGGGGGTTATCCTCCATATAATATAAGAAAGGTTGATGAATATAATTATGTGATAGAACTAGCCTTGGCCGGGTTTAGTAAAGATGATTTAGACGTGGAACTTGCAGAAGGCACATTGACCATTAAATCAGTGCCGAAAGGTAAAAATGATGAAGATGGATATATACATCATGGAATCGCCAAACGAGTCTTTACCAGGAAATTTCATTTAGCAAATGACATTGTTGTAAAAGGTGCAGATCTTTTAAATGGTTTATTAACAGTTGAATTGGAGAGAGTGATTCCTGATGAAAAAAGACCTCGTAAAATTGAAATTTATGATGGTGTGAAAAAAGTAGAATATAACATTTAACAATATGGGGGCGTTTGTGCCCCCTTTTTGTTTTTGAATTGGAATTATGAAGAATTTATTTGAACAAAGAAGAAATCAGTCAAGCGACATTAATGAGCATTTACCTACCTTAAAAGAATTATCATCAGAATGTGATACTATAACTGAAATGGGTGTTAGAAATGTGGTATCCACATGGGCTTTTTTAAATGGATATCCAAAAAAATTAACAAGTTATGATATTATTGATCCTCCTAAATCGAATTTACAAGAAGCTATGGATTTCGCACAGGCAAATAATATAGATTTTAATTTTTTTCAAAAAAATGTTTTATCTATAGAAATTGAAGAAACGGATCTTTTATTCATTGATACAAAACACACGTATGAACAGTTAAAGCAAGAACTAGAAAAACATTCTAATAAGGCAAAAAAATATATAATTTTACATGATACAGTCACTTATGGTATACGTGCGCCTCAATGGTTAGGGGGAGGTGAAGGATTATTAAAAGCAATATTTGAATTTTTAGATAAAACAGATGATTGGTTTATATATAAAGAATATAAAAATAATAATGGGTTAATGATTTTAAAGAGGAGATAAATGAAACTATCAGAAAATTTTTCTCTAAAGGAAATGACTTTTTCAGATACTGCAATAAGAAAACAAATTGATAATACACCTGAAATAGAACATATTATAGCTCTCACCAATTTATGCTGTAATATTTTACAACCTGTCAGGGAAAATTTTAAAAAACCTATCAAAATTAATTCTGGATATAGATCTGTTGAATTATGTGAGGCAATAGGATCATCGGCTAGATCACAACATGCTAAAGGAGAAGCGGCAGATTTTGAAATTTATGGTTTGTCAAATTTAGAATTGGCAACCTGGATATATGATAATTTAGATTACGATCAATTAATTTTAGAATTTCATGATCCAGATGAAGATCCAAATAGTGGTTGGGTTCATGTTTCTTACACCAGAAACGGTGCAAATCGTAAAGATTCTAGAATAATTAATGCAAAAACTAAAGGAAAATATATAGAATGGCAACCTGGTAAAAAAGTAAAATGATTAAAAAAATAATTAAAATTTATAGAAATTTTTTATTGTTTAACACTTCATTATGGTTTAAATACAAGAGATTTCTTGACAAACAGTTAAATTATTGTTATCATATATTAGAGAAACATAATACTACTGTTGTCAAGGATATTAAATGAGTTTTTATACAAACGTTCAAAATTGGGGCGGTAAGATTTATTACCGAGGAATCAATGAAAATGGTAAACATTTCAAAGAAACTTTAGAATATAACCCCACCCTTTACATACCTTCTCCAAAACCTACCAAATTTAAAACACTCGAAGGAGAATATGTTTCTTCTATAGAATGCGGGACAATTAAAGAAGCAAAAGAGTTTATAAAAAAATATGAAAATATAGAAAATTTTCGCATATATGGTAATACAAATTATCACTATACTTTTATATCTGACAATTTTCCTTCTACTGTTAAATACGATCTCATTAAAATAGGAATTGCTAATATTGATATTGAGGTTGGATCCGAAAACGGATTTCCTGATCCTCAAATTGCCAGTCAACCAGTTACTGCTATTACTGTACAAATAGGAGACAGATTATTTGTTTTTGGTGTAGGTTCTTATACTGTTAGTCAAGATAATGTTAGATATTTTTCTTGTGATGATGAATTACACTTACTTACAGAATTTATTGATTGGTGGAGTCATCAGAATATTGACATAATCACTGGTTGGAATGTCAAATTTTTCGATATACCTTATTTGGTAAATCGTATGAATAGATTATTCGATGAATCTTCATCGAAGATAGGACCATCTAAATTATCTCCTTGGAATTTTGTTAGTGAGAGAACTGTTAATCAGGCCGGATTTGGAGGCACAAGGGAACAACAATCTTTTGAGGTGATGGGTGTTGCTACACTTGATTATCTGGATCTTTATCGTAAATTTACCCATACACAGCAAGAAAATTATAGATTAGATCATATCGCTCATGTTGAATTAGGTGAAAGAAAACTTGATTATTCTGAATTTGGATCTTTACATAATTTATGGAAAGAAGATTATCAGAAGTTTATTGATTATAACATCAAAGACGTTGAATTAGTTTCACGCCTTGAAGAGAAGATGAAACTGATAGAAATGTCAATAGTTTTAGCATATGATGCTAAAGTTAACTATACTGATGTATTTACACAAGTAAGAATGTGGGATACATTAATATATAACGAATTGAGAAGCAAGAATATAGTAATTCCTCCTAAGCAAAATACCATAAAGAATGAACCTTATATGGGTGCCTTTGTCAAAGAACCTGTGCCTGGAATGTATGAATGGGTTGCTAGTTTTGATCTTGATAGTTTGTATCCTCATTTGATTATGCAATATAATATTTCTCCTGATACTATTATTAGAGATTATCCTCCTAAACCAGTTACTGTTGATCAATTATTAGATCAAGAAATAGATACTACGTATGTTAAAAAACAAAAAATGGTTCTTGCTGCAAATGGTTTTCATTTTAAGAATGATAAGCAAGGTTTTCTGGCGGAGATGATGGAAAGAATGTATGCTGAGAGAAAAATCTTCAAGAAAGATATGCTTAAAGCAAAACAGGAATATGAAAATGAAAAAGATCCTGTGAAAAAAAGAGAAATAGACAAGAGAGTGGCTAGTTTGAATAATATGCAAATGGCCAGAAAAATACAGTTAAATTCTGCTTATGGCGCATTAGGAAATCAATATTTTAGATTTTATGACATAAAGCAGGCAGAAGCAATTACATCTGGAGGCCAATTATCTATTCGTTGGGTTGAGAGAGATGTTAACAAATACTTGAACAAGATATTGAAAACAGAAGATAAGGATTTTATCGTGGCTGTTGATACTGATTCGATTTATGTGTGTTTTGATGAGTTGGTCAAAAACGTTTTTGAAGATACTTCCGATAAAGAAAAAATTATTAAATTTCTTGACAAAGTTTGTGAAACTAAAATGCAAAATGTTATTAATACTTCATTTGATAATCTTAAAGAGTATATGAATGCATTTCAGCAAAAGATGAACATGAAGAGAGAGGTTTTAGCAGATAAAGCAGTTTGGACAGGGAAAAAACATTATATTATGAATGTTCATAATTCTGAAGGTGTTCAATATGCAAAACCAAAATTAAAAGTTATGGGTATTGAATCAGTGAAATCTTCTACGCCTGCGATTGTTAGAGCAAAATTAAATGATGCTTTTCAAATTTTAATGAACGGTACAGAAGATGAAATGATAAACTTCATAGAAAAATTTAGAGTAGAGTTCAGTAGATTACCAGCAGAAGATGTTGCTTTTCCTAGATCTGTAAAAGGTATAGCTAAATATTCTGATAGTGTTACTTTGTATAAGAAAGGAACACCAATACATGTTCGTGGAACGATCATGCATAACCACATGCTTAAAAAGAAAAAATTGACAAACGTACATGCCATGATTCAAGAGGGTGAAAAAATAAAATTCACTTATTTGAAAGTTCCTAATCCATCAGGAGAATCTGTTGTTAGTATGGGAACTATATTGCCTCCAGAGTTCGGTTTAGAGAATTATATTGATTATGACATGCAATTTGATAAATCATTTTTAGAGCCTTTGAAATCAATATTAAAATGTGTTGATTGGGACTACGAAAAACGTAATACTATAGATAGTTTTTTCATATGATTAATGAAGAAATAATTAAATATTTTTCAGATCATTCTGATCATAGAAAAATTCCGAAAATTAATTCAAAAGATTGGGATTTTTTAATTCTTAAATATGAAAAAGATGATATTAGAGATTCTTTGGCTAAATATATTCATTCCAATTCTGTTGCATTTCCATTAAAAGAGATTCACTTTTCTAGATTAGTTAATTTGTTTAGTAAATTTGTTAGTACCAGTATGATTAGAGAATATAAAGAATTTAAAGATGTAAAGGAAAGGTATGATTACAAATATACTTATTCACATAACCCTCTAGGGGTCATTGATAGATCACATGCCTATAATGATATTAGTGACTATTTTCAGCAAGAAAACAGAATGAAATGTGGGTCAAATTCAGTGGATTCGCCATGGACCATATGGAATGATGAAAAAAAACTATCAAAAATGAATTGGATATTTTGGAGAAAAGGTGTCATGGAAGATAGTGGTGTGGATGATAAAACTTTTAGATCATCTTTTAGGTTAGGAACATATACTGCTACACAATTTAAGCCGACAGTCGCTAAAGCATTATATGAAAAACACAATGCCATAAACGTTTTGGATACTTCTTGTGGATGGGGTGATCGTTTGGCTGGTTTTTATGCTACTGCTAGTACAAAATTGTATGTTGGTTGTGATCCGAATCCCGATACATTTGAAAAATATAAAAAACAATGTCTTTTTTATGAAAAAGTTTTGGGTAGTTCTAGTGAAACTATTTTAACAGAAACTGAAGACTATTTTGAATGTGTGGGTGTTAAAACAGTAAAAATATGGAGGAAGCCTTCCGAAGATGTTGATTGGAATTTATATAAAAATTTATTCGATTTTTATTTTACATCGCCTCCTTATTTTGAAACTGAAAAATATGCAGAGAGTTCGGATAAAGTTGACGAACAATCTTGGAATCGTTATGACACTTTTGAAAAATGGAAATATGATTTTTTCTTTGAAGTTACTAAAAAAGTTTGGAATACAATTAAAGAAAATGGTTTTATGATGATAAACATTATTGAACCTAGAAGTGTTGGAAATAAGAGATTGAATTTATGTGATGACATGGTTGATTATTTTAAAAATTTTAAAAAATCAAATTATTTGGGAAAAATAGGTATGCGAATGGCGGCAAGACCAAATGCGGATGAATTGGCAGATGTTTTTATCGAACCTATATGGGTGTTTAGAAAAAACAATAAAAACTATATTGAAAATTCGAATAACACTATTGATAAATTTTATAATTAAGGATAGACAAATATGGATTTAAAAATGCTAATTAAGGAGAGTGGAAATGAATACGCTGGAATCGTTTCTGATGGAATTGAAGCAGGAGATGTTGAATCTTTTATTGATACTGGAAGTTATGCTCTTAATGCTCTACTCTCAGGTTCTATCTATGGTGGACTCGCTTCGAACAAAATTACTGCTTTTGCAGGCGAAAGTGCCACCGGAAAGACATTCTTTGTTTTGGGTGTTGTCAAACAGTTTTTAGAAGATAATCCTGAAGGTGGTGTTATTTATTTTGAGAGCGAATCTGCATTAACAAAACAGATGATAGAATCTCGTGGAATTGATAGCAAAAGAATGGTAATAATGCCTGTTGCTACGATTCAGGAATTTTCTCACCAATCAACAAAAATTCTAGACAAATATTTGGATCAAGATAAAAAAGAACGAAAGCCTTTAATGTTTTGTCTTGATTCATTAGGTATGCTTTCTACATCAAAAGAAATGTCAGATACATCGGATGGAAAAGAGACCAAAGATATGACACGGGCAGCACTCACAAAAGCAGCATTTAGAGTGTTGACACTGAAATTAGGGAAAGCAAAAATTCCAATGTTAGTCACTAACCATACCTATTCCCAAGTAGGCACAATGTTTCCTCAACAAGTGATGGGAGGCGGGACTGGATTGTACTATGCTGCCACAAATATTATATTTTTAAGCAAAAGAAAAGAAAAAGTGGGTACTGAAGTCATAGGTAATATAATTCATTGTAAAAATCAAAAATCAAGACTTACCATAGAAAATAAATTGATCGATGCATTGGTCACTTATGATAAAGGATTGGATAGATATTATGGCATGTTAGAACTTGCGGAAGCCTGTGAGGTATTTAAAAAAGTATCAACAAGATACGAACTTCCTGATGGATCAAAACAGTTTGGTAAAACTATTTTAGCCGAACCTGAAAAATATTTCACAGATGATATATTAAAAACAATCGATGAATATTGTGGTAAAGAATTTCTATATGGAAAAGGATCAAAAACTTTTGATGAATCGTTAGAGGAAGAAAATGGACTTGAAGAGTAAATATCAAATTATACAGTATGATGAAAATAATCATGCTTTTAAAATTATAGATGGCAAATTTAAAGATGTTATTTACAAGTATAATAGGTTTGGGTTAGTCGAACCTGGAGATGATGAGGAGACCTTGAAATATCGATTCGAATATGATATTATTGAGATACCTGAAGAAATAAGAGGTAAAAATTATACCGATAAAGAAGGTATAGAATTTGAACAACTAATCGGTGATATATTAATTCAAGTTTTAGAAGAAAACGTAACTGTAGAAGAGGATAATGACAATAAGAATAGAAGATACGATTTTAAAAAATCTAATTTATTATGAAGAATTTACCAGAAAAACCATACCATATATTAAAGTAGAATATTTTTCTGAACCCATAGATAAAATTATTTTTTCACAAGTTAAAGATTTTATCACAAAATATAATACACTTCCTACAAAGGAATCATTATTAATTGAAATTGGTGAAGATTCTAATTTGAATGAAGAACAATTTCAATTGTCTTCGAAAAAAATATCTGAATATTTTTTTGACAGAGATGATAAACCAGAATTGGAATGGGTAGTCAATTCGACAGAAAAATTTTGTCAGGATAGAGCAATTTATAATGCTGTTTTAGAATCAATTCAAATATTAGATGGTGAAAATAAGACAAATAAAGACAAAGGAACTATTCCTGCACTGTTATCTGATGCACTTTCAGTTTGTTTTGATCCTTATGTGGGTCACGATTATATTGAGGATGCTGAGGCAAGATATTTGAGCTATCATCAGGTAGAAGAAAGAATATCATTTGATTTAGAATTCTTTAATAAAATTACCAAAGGAGGATTACCTAGAAAAACTTTGAATATTGTGCTTGCCGGCACTGGTGTTGGAAAAAGTTTATTTATGTGTCATCATGCGGCTTCTTGCTTATCTAATGGGTTAAATGTTCTTTATGTGACACTTGAAATGGCCGAGGAAAGAATAGCACAAAGAATTGATGCTAATTTGATGAACATTACTATGGATGAATTGGAACAGATACCTAAAGAATCATACGATAAAAAGATTGGTAGAATTAAAAATATGGCGAAAGGGAAATTAATTGTCAAAGAATACCCTACCGCATCTGCAAATGTAAATCATTTTAGAAATTTAATTAATGAATTGAAATTAAAAAGAAGATTTACACCAGACATTATTTTTATAGATTATATTAACATTGCGACATCTTCACGTTTAAAATTTGGAAATTCTGTTAATTCATATAATTATATTAAATCTATTGCCGAAGAACTTCGTGGTTTAGCAGTAGAGTATGATGTTCCTATAGTTAGTGCTACACAAACAACTAGAAGTGGATATACCAATAGTGACCTTGGATTGGAAGATACCTCAGAATCTTTTGGTTTGCCTGCAACTGCCGATTTTATGTTTGCTATTATTTCAACTGAAGAACTTGAAGATTTGGGTCAATTACTTGTCAAACAGTTGAAAAATAGATATAATGATCCGAGTATGCATAAAAGATTTGTTATAGGTGTTGATAGATCTAAAATGAAGTTATTTGATTTGGAAGATTCTGCACAAGTAGATTTGATCGAAAGAACAAATCAGAAGAAAGGTACTAAAATGCCTTGGGGTAAGAAAAAAGAAGAAGATGATATTCCTTCATTTGATATTGGAACAGATAATCGTATGAGTAGAAAAAAAGATTTTTCAGAATTTTCATTTTAGTAAGGGAAATATGATAAAATTATCTGCACCGGATGGACCATTTTCAATGATCATTTCATATAAAGGATTTGATATAATTTTTTTTGGTATTCCTGAAGGAGAAGAATTTCAGTGTGATTTAAAGGTATTTAAAGGAGAATTGGATATAACGAAAGAATTTGATGTATCAGGCATGATTGTACCAGATTCGGAAAATTTATATAGTATTATGAGTAAAATAGATAAAAATACTAAAAGAGAAAAGATAACCGGTTTTTTCAAGTTTGGTAAAAATAGTTCTTGACATTTTTGAAAATTGTATTATAATGGTACTATATCTTATAAGAGAGAGTGCCATGATTACTAAATTTATAAAAAAAACTATATTTTATTTTTTATTGACTTCAACTGTTAGTTGCTATGGATCTTTGTCTTTGGAACTGAAAGGTGTTGAAGTTAATAATAATACCAATAATACAAATATTTATAGAGATTCTATGAAAGATACTATTATTCCTCAGAGTAATAGTATTGACATGCCGACCGAAGCAACGCCTCCTCCTAAAATTTTTAAAAAAATCCCACCAGTTCAAAATAATCAAGAAAGAATTCAGATAGAAAATCTCTACGATCAAGAAACTATTTCTGATTTAGAGTATTTAAGAAATTATAATCTTGAATATCAATCAATTCCTCAAAAAAAATCCAAAAAAAACCTAAAAAAAATAAATGAGAGAAAAGATTTGCACGTATACTTTGCTGAATATTATCTTAGAAATTCTAAGTATATTTTTACTAATTATCCTTTTTTTCAGAAAAATTCTGATATTTGTAAAGGAACATTTTCTGTATGCTTTACTTCGAAATATATAAGAAAAGATCTTTATGATTACTCAAAAAATAACTGTATAAATTATAATAAAAGTGTAGAAGAAATTTGTGAAAATGTAAAAATTATTGAATAATCATATATGATAAATATAAAGAGATTTATATTTTAAAGGATTATGAAATGCTCACATTCAAAGAATTTTTATTAGAAAATACAGGTGCAAATAAGCATTTAGAACATTTAGAAGATGAGTTGTTAAACACAAGTTTCGATGGTTTACGAAATTCTATTGAATATATGCTTTCTATTTCTAAATCATTAAGTGGGTATAATCAAGGAATAACAGTTACAACTAAGTGGGATGGAGCACCTGCTATAATTGCAGGAACAGATCCTGAAACTAGAAAATTTTTCGTAGCAACAAAACATGGTGCTACTGCAAAAAATATGAAACTTAATTTTAGTGAAGAAGATGTAGATAATAACCATCCCGGAGAAGGATTGAATAAAAAGTTAAAAGTTTGTTTAAGAGAACTTAAAAAATTAAACCTAAATGGTGTATATCAAGGAGATCTGTTATACTCTGAAACACAAGAAAAGAAAATGGAAACAATTGATGGTAATAAATATTTAACCTTTACACCAAATACTATTACCTATGCTATACCATTTGGTTCAGAGTTGTATAAAAAAATTCAAAACAGTAAAATTGGCATAGTTTGGCATACTAAATATTCAGGTGAAGGTCCTGTGAATACGATGAATGCTAACTTTAATTTAGGAAATAATTTTTACACAGAAAATAAATCTGTTTGGTCCAGAACAGCAGAATTTGAATATGCTGGAGGCATAGCATCTTTCAATAAAAAAGAACAAGATAGTTTCAGAAGCATTTTATCAGCCGTTGGAAAAATTTTTAGAAAATTAGATAAAAAAGTATTAAATACAATTTCTGATGATAAAGAGATTAATATTCAAATAAAAACTTTTTTTAATTCAAAAGTTAGAGAAGGCAAAAGCATTGGAAATAGTGAAAAACATGTCATGAGTTTGATTCAATATCTGAAAGATAAATTAAATTTAAAAGTTCAGAGTTTGAAAACAGAAAAAGGAAGAACTTCTAAAATAGAAAAAAATGAAGAATTTCTAAAATTTTTCAGAGATAATAAGCAACAACTTGCAATGGTTTTTGACACACAAAAATTATTGATAGCGGCAAAAAATATTTTAATCAAAAAGTTGCAAACTATTGAAAGTTCAGAAAAAACATTTGTTAGAACATCTAATGGCTATAAAGTTACAAATCCTGAGGGATTTGTTGCTTATCATATAGATAAAGGAGCATTAAAATTAGTAGACCGTTTAGAATTTTCTAAACAAAATTTTACAA